CATTGAAAAAGGTTTAGCAGCTAGAAAATTCTTTAAACAATTTGCATTACACGATAAAGCAGTTGTTAATGATGCTAGTATGGAAGATGGTGTATTGACGATCAAACTTGGCGTTAATGAACCAGAAGAAATCAAACCTTTAGATATAAAAATTAAATAATTATATCCAATCTTTAAGTTCTTCGCCCATAATTTCTGTGGCGATGTTAACTTTAGTCCGAAGAGCCTTGACGATCCTTTCGTCAATGGTTCCTTCGGCTATGATATCAATATAAGTCATAGGTTTTTCTTGACCTATTCTATCTATTCTTGCTTCAGACTGTTGACGTTTTTCTAAATCATATCCATTAGAATAATAAATCATTGTACTAGCACCTGTTAAAGTAATTCCATATCCACCTGTTTGTGGTGTACCAACTATGAATCTAACTTTACTTTCAGGATCCTGAATTAATTTAATTGCTTTTTGTCTATCTTCAGTTGAAGTATCTCCATAATAAGTAACTGTTTCACCAGGATATTTTTTTTCTAATGCATTAACTATGTTTTCAATATCGTGTCTGTAGTGGGCCCAGATAACAGCTTTACCTTCCATTTCTTCTAGGATATCCATTAACTCATCTAATCTATTACTACTAACTTCTTGTACTGAACCATCATCAGCTTTGAAATGACCACAAGTAATTTGATGTAATCTCATTAATTGAGTTATGACTGTTGCTGTTGTAGTCATCTTGCCATTTAAAAATGCAAGAGCTTGTTCTTTCATTTGTTTATATAATTTTTTCTGTTCATCAGTTAATTGTATAATTCGTTTCATATAAGTTTTTTTAGGTAAATCTAAACAATCATCTTTTAATACACGATATGAAAAAGGTTTTAATTGTTCAGATAATTCACCAAGATTTCTATAACCAACTACTATCTCAACCTGTCTACCAGAAACATTTATTTTTCTACAAATTGCATATCTAGTTCTAAATGCATAATAAGATTGTTGATTTAATAACCAAGGATCTAAAAATTGACATTGACTAAATAAATCTAAAGGTGATTTAGTAACAGGAGAACCAGTTAATATTCTTCTATATTTAGAATGTTTAGATAAAGTTAAAATGCTTCTAGTTCTTTTTGCATTTGGATTTTTAATTGTAGTTGATTCATCAATTCCAATTAATGTTCTATGACAAGATAAAAATTTATATGCATACTCAACTCCTTTTTTAGTAGAGAATGCTTCTATGTTCATAATACAAATATGTAAATCTTCATCAGATTTTAATAACATTTTCATATCATTGGCATCTGGTTTAGTTTGCCAAAAACCTATTTTCTTTTCTATGTGATCTGGTAAATGGTTTGGTATTTCTGACTCCAACCAGTTTTTGTAAACACCTTTAGGAGCTATGATTAAAGCACCATTAATCTTACCTTTATCATAAAGCATAGCGATATTATCAATAAGTACCTTAGATTTACCGGTACCCATTTCCATAAAATACGCAAATACTTCTTTATCCCAGGACATTTCAAGGGCTTTAAGCTGATGTGCGAAAGGCTTGCTTTTAAATTTATAATGCATAATATATTTTTAACTTTCTATTGAAATTATATATAGATTATTATATAAGATGTCAAGAAGTTTATAATTATGATGTTAGGAAAAAACCTCGGTTCAACAAATACTAAAACTATGGTGTATGTTATACAAGATATACCTGGTACAAAAATTGGTATGCCAAAAATAAATATAATTGGCGCAAGAGAATTTGGGGAATTAAAAGTTTTACTACCTGAGAATGCACAAATAATTTTAAGTGCAGGTCCTTTAGTATTTAAATTAAGAAAATTATTACAAGATTATAAACCAAAAGATTATTTACTACTTACAGGCGATCCTGCAATTATTGGGGTTGCGTGTTCTATTGTATCTGATATAACAGGAGGTAAATATAATTTATTAAAATGGGACAAACAAGAAAGAAGATATTATCCAATTGAAATTGATTTGTATCAAAAAGAAACCTCTTGACAATTTAATTGTCATAGTTATATTAGAAAGAATAGAAAGGTAAAAAAATTATGAGTGAAATAAATTTTAGACAAGATAAACAAGACTCGATAAAAGCAGTAGTTGATCCAAAACAACTAGCAGATAAAGTACAGCAATTAAAAAATTTAGAAGACGAAATTGCAAACGCAGAAGCAGGCGTAAAAAAATTAAAAGAACAAGCAAACATTATTTCTCAATTTGAAATTCCTCAAATGATGAAAGAAATGAATATTGAAAAATTAAAGCTCAATGATGGTGAAACCGTAGAAGTTTCACAATTTTACAATGCATCAATACTTCCTGAAAAACAGGAAGAGGCTTTTGAATGGCTTCGTAACAACGGTCGAGGTGATGTTATTAAAAATGATATCACTGTTACCTTTGGTCGTGGCGAAGATAACAAGGCGGCAGAATATGCTGTCCTTGCAAAAGGTCAAGGATACGAACCTGTCCAGAAAGTAGGCGTACATCCTCAGACCCTAAAAGGAGTAGTCAGGGAGTGTCACGAGTCTGGAATCAACCTTCCTGATTGCTTTAAAACTTACGTGGGTAACCGTACAAATATAAAAAGGAGTTAATATATGGAAAATAAAGACGTTGCTGTAAAAAAAGCAGCACAAGCACCTTCTACTATATTGTTTAGAGAAGATGCACATAAAGGTTTTGAGAATGTAAGACAAGAATCTCTTGCTTTACCTATCTTGAAACTTTTACAAAACAGTTCTGGAGAAGCACAGAAGCGTAATCAAAATTACGTTGAAGGTGCAGAACCTGGAATGTTTTTAAATACAGTCACTAAAAGATTGTATGATGGAGACAAAGGAATAATTGTTATTCCTTGTTACTATAAATTGGAGTATCAAGAATGGGCAGAATTTGGTACTGGTTCAGGTAGACCAGAACAAATTTATCCTGCTGATTCTGATATCATATCTAAAACTACTAAAGATGGTGGTAAAGATAGACTTCAAAATGGTAACTATATCCTAACCACACACCAAAATTATGTAATAATTTTAGGTCCAGATGGTAAGGCTGAGACTGCATTAATTTCAATGAGTGCGTCTCAAGGCAAAGTTGCAAGAAAATGGCAATCACTTCAAATGTCACAGACTATGAAGGATGAAAAAGGTTCATTTACACCTGCATCATTTGCATATTCTTATAAATTATCCTCAGTACTGAATTCTGGAAAAGGAAATCAGTGGTATGGCTTTGCGGTTCAAACAGAAGGTCCAGTACAAAGTGCTGAACTTTATGCTAGAGCTAAAGACTTCCACGATAGTCTTTCTCAGCAAAACAAATAATTGACACATTTGGGCGCTACTAATGTGGCGCCCAAACATCAATGTAGGGATTTATGTTAGAAAGATTACAAGAAATTTTTAAAGGTTTAGAAAGCGCCTATGGTGCAACTAAAATTACAAATGAAATAAGAGCTGACGGTAAAAATGAAGTTAGGTCTTATACTGTTAAACAACCAGTAACAAAAGAACTTTGGCAAAAACATTTAAATGGAGTTGAACCTGCTTTAGGTATTGTACCTATTAATGAAGATAATGAATGTAAATGGGGTGCAATAGATATAGATACATATCCATTTGATCATAAAAATTTAATTCAAAAAATTAGAGAAAAAAATTTACCACTAATAACATTTAGATCTAAATCAGGTGGTGCTCACGTATATTGTTTTACTAAAGAATTTATACCAGCATCTTTGATGAGACAAAAATTACAAATGATGGCATCTGCATTAGGTTATGCCAAGGCAGAAATATTTCCAAAACAATCTACAATTAAAGCAGACAGAGGAGACATAGGAAATTTTTTAAATATGCCTTATCACGGTGGTGATAGAACAGTTAGATATGCAATAGATGATAATGGAGATTCTTTAACAATAGAAAATTTTATAAAAGAATATGATAAATATGTTCAAGATGAAGATCAATTAAGAGAATTATTAGTAGTTAAACAAGAAGAAAAAAATGAAGATATACTTCTTGATGGACCACCTTGTTTAAATACAATCTTTAAGGAAGGACCTATTGTAGAAGGTAATGGAGACATTGCACATTCAGGACGGGATAATGGATTGTTTAACATAGGAGTTTATTTAAGAAAGGCAGAACCACTTAAATGGAAAGACTTATTAGAAGATTACAATACAGAAAAATTTATTAACCCACCTTTAAAATCTACAGACGTTCAAAGAATTATAAAACAACTTGATACAAAAAAATATGATTATAGATGTAATGATAAACCAATATGTAATTTTTGTAATGAAAAAGTTTGTTATACTAGAACCTTTGGTAAAGGTGATGAAGTTAGAATGCCACAAATTACTACCATTAGAAAGTATGCATCAGATCCACCAATCTTTTTTGTAACTGTTGATGAAGAAACAATAGAAGTTGATGGACCAACATTACACGACCCAGAAAAATTTTCTGTTGTTTGTATGACAGAATTAGGAACACCGTTATTACCTGTAGCTAAATTAGTTTGGAGAAAGATGTTAGCTAAATTAATGAAAGCAATGGATCCATTAGAAGCTCCAGATGATACTAAGATAGATGTTCAATTAAAAGAATTATTAACTGAATTCATTAGTAGAGATGGTAAATCAATAGAAGATGTTTTGAAAAGAAAACCATTTACTGAAAATGGAGTTAGCTATTTTAAGTTTAAAGATTTTTGGGGATTTCTAATTAGAAGTAAAACTTGGCCAGATAGAACTTATTCAAAAAATAAAACTATAAGATTAGTAGAACAATTATTTAAAGGTAAACAAGTTAGTAAAGACTTAATGATTAAAAATGAAAGAAAGAGTGTTAAACTTTGGACTGTAGAACACATTGAAGTACAAAAGTATGCACCTAAAAAATTAGAAAGAAAACCAGCGTCATTTGAATAATGAGAACAGTAATTGCAGGACCACCAGGTACAGGTAAAACACACACTTTAATACACAAACATTTATATAATGAATTAATTGTAAACAAAACTGATCCAAAGAAAATTGCCTACATAACTTTTAGTAATGCTGCAGCTGATGAAGCTAGAGATAGAATAAAAAAAGAATTTCCAAAATATGAATTTGATTGGATATGCACTATGCACTCAATGGGAACAAAAACATTAGGAATAGATACAGCTACACAATTATTAAAAGATAATAATTGGAATGCTTTTAAAAATAAATATGGCCACACAGATATGCATTTTGAAACTGTAGAAAGAGAAAACGGTTACTACGAATATAAAAATCAATATATGAAAATTATTGAATACTCTCGTTGTACTAAAACAAGTTTGCAAGATTCTGCAATAGCCTTGGATTTAATTGATTACATTAGTGAACCTTTGTTAGAACAAATAAATGAAGACATTATTAATTATAAGAAAGATTATACGATGTTTGAATTCTCAGATATGATTTCTAAGTTTGTTGAGAAAGACTTGTCGCCATCCCTCGATGTTGTTTTTCTTGATGAAGCACAGGATCTAAATCCCTTGCAATGGGAAATGTTCTTTTATCTTGAAACCAAGTGTAAAAGATCTTTTGTTGCAGGGGATGATGATCAAGCTATTTATGGTTTTCAAGGTGCAAGTCCTAAAACATTTATTAATCTTGAAGGAGTATCAGACCATCAAACTATATCTAGAAGAGTACCACGTGCAGTACATAAAGTTGCATTATCTATTTTAGATAACATTGATGAAAGAAGAATAAAAACTTGGGAACCAAGAGCAGCTGAAGGTAATGTAATAGAAAATTTAGAGTTAGAAGATATTGATTTTTCTAAAGGTCAATGGATGATTTTAACTAGAACCAATGACCAAATGAAAAATTTAGTGCCAATATTACAAGGCACTGGATATAGATTTGATTGTAAATTCAATGACTTATTACCTTTAGAAGTAATAAAAGCAATTAATGATTGGGATAGATTAAACAAAGGTGCAAACATATCAGGTGAAGAAGCACAAAATATTTATGAATATTTAAAATACGATAAAGGTGATGTTAAGTATGGTTTCTCCGGTGGCAAGTCCTTAGTTAACGTAGATTCAATTGATATGGATGAATTAAGAATGGACCACGGTTTAATTGCATCTGGAGACTGGAAGGCATTACGATTTAAAGATTACCAAAGAGATTACATCGAGGATCTAGTAGCAAGCGGCGAGGATCTAAGTAAACCTGCAAGAATAAAATTATCTACAATACATTCTGTAAAAGGAGAAGAAGCAGAAAATGTAATTTTGTTTACTGATTTAGAAAGAATTATTTACGAAGCAGCTCAAGTAAATAAAGACACCGAACATAGATTATTCTTTGTTGGTGTAACCAGAGCAAAAGAAAACTTATTCATAATGAATCAAGGTTATGAATATCAATATAACATAGGAGAAGAAATAATATGACGAATAAAAATATGTTTGAAAAAGTCTTTCCACAAGAAAGGCAGGTAGGCGGGAAACATTATAAAACTTTTTGCATTCAACCTTATGAATTCATTTCTAAGAATGACTTGAGTTTCTTTCAAGGTAATGTTATTAAGTATGTGTGTCGCTATAAAAATAAAAATGGAATAGAAGACATAGAAAAAATAATTCACTATTGTGAATTAGAAATAAAAAAATTGAAAGACAAAAAGTAATGAATCCAAAAGCAGTAACAGATTTAATATTTTTGGTATTAGCTACGTTTGCATACTTCTTTGCATTTCAAAAATTTATAATTGCTATATTATGAAAGAACCTAAACAAGTAAATTATTTTGATTATTATCCTAAGAACATTCCTCAATGTGAGGAGTCTTGGGGTAATGAAGAATTAAAAATAATTTCTGAATTAAATAATATAGTTAATGGTGGAGTAGAAGGAAACTATTGTTTCATTCATCAAACACAAATTAATAAAGATTCTATACCTATAAAAGAACGATCTTGGAAAAGACAATATTTAAGAGAAGCAGTAAAAGGTTGTAAATATGGATTAGAAATAGGTTTTAATGCAGGTCATAGTTCAGCAATAATATTATCCGCTAATTCAGATATAGTATTAACTTCAATAGATATATGTGAACATCCTTATACTGTTCCTTGTGCAAAATTTTTAAGAGATCATTATGGTAATAGATTTAATTTTTATGGTGCATCAAGTCAAAAAATATTAAAAGGTAAAAAACCACAAATGCCTTTAGATTTTATTCACGTTGATGGTGGACACGGTTTAGGTAATTTTTATTTTGATGTAGATTGGTCTTTGAAATATCTACCAAAAGGTGGTAGATTATTAATTGATGATGCTTATTTACCAGATTATGTTAAATATCTATCGTATAAAGTAGAGCAAGAAGAAATAAAACAAATTCAACCTGGAAGACCTTCTTCTGGTGAGAATGTACTATTTGAAAGGTTATAAATATGTTTACAGCACAAACAGAATGGACTTGTCCAGATCATTTTCCAGATTTATCTAAATATAAATATGTTTCAATTGACTTAGAAACTAGAGATCCAAACTTAAAAACAAGAGGATCAGGTGCAGTTGTTGGTGAAGGAGAAATAATTGGTGTTGCATTTGCAGTAGATGGTTGGTCAGGTTACTATCCAATAGGACATAGAGAAGGTAATTTAGATAAAAGAATAGTATTAGATTATGTAAAAGAAGTTTGTAAGGCACCTAACACTAAAATATTTCATAATGCAATGTATGATGTGTGTTGGTTAAGAGCTTATGGAATTGAGATAAATGGTTTCATTGTAGATACAATGGTTATGTCATCATTGATTGATGAAAATAGAATATCATACACATTAAATAGTATAGCGTTTGAATATTTAAGAGAAGTCAAAGATGAAAAAGGATTAAAAGAAGCAGCAGAAGCTGCAGGTGTAGATGCAAAATCAGAAATGTATAAACTACCTGCGATGTATGTTGGAGCTTATGCAGAAAAAGATGCTGAACTTACATTAGAATTATTTAAAGTATTATCAAGAGAGATACAAAAACAAAACTTATCTAATGTATTTGATTTAGAAACTCAGCTCTTTCCTTGTTTAATTGATATGAAATTTAAGGGAGTGAGAGTAGATGTAGAGCAAGCACAGTTGCTGAAAGACCAATTAACACAGCAAGAAAAACAGCTACTGTTAGAAATAAAAAAAGAAACAGGAGTTGATACACAAATTTGGGCAGCAAGGTCCATTGCGCAAGTTTTTGACAAACTTGGTTTACACTATGAAAGAACTCTAAAGTCAAATGCACCATCATTTACAAAAAATTTCCTCTCCCAGCATAAGCATCCTCTAGTACAAAAAATTGATAAGGCCAGAGAAATTAATAAAGCTCACACAACTTTCATAGATACCATATTAAGACACGAACACAAAGGAAGAATACACGCTGACATAAATCCAATTCGATCTGATCAAGGTGGAACTGTTACAGGAAGATTTAGTTATTCAAATCCTAACTTGCAACAAATTCCTGCAAGAAATAAAGATTTAGGACCAATGATAAGAGGTTTGTTTCTTCCAGAAATAAATCATAAATGGGGTTGTTTTGACTACTCACAACAAGAACCAAGACTTGTAGTACATTATGCGGCAACAACTGATCCAATAATGTATGATGATTCTGTTGCTCAAATTGTGGCTAAATTCAAGGATAATTCAGTAGATTTTCACCAAACAGTAGCTGATATGGCAGGCATATCTAGAACTAATGCTAAGACAATTAACTTAGGATTATTCTATGGAATGGGAAAAGCAAAATTACAAGCTGAATTAGGTTTATCAACTAAAGCAGAAGCAGAAAATTTATTTAATCAGTACCACGAAAATGTACCTTTTGTTAGAGAACTAATGAATAGAACATCACAGCACGCACAATTATCTGGATCAATTGGAACTTTATTAGGACGTAGATGTAGGTTTGATAAATGGGAACCAAACACTTTTGGTATGCATACTCCAATGACTTTAGAAGAAGCTGAAAGAACTTATGGTAGAGGAAGAATTAAAAGAGCATTTACATACAAAGCTTTAAATAAATTAATACAAGGATCAGCAGCTGATATGACTAAGAAAGCAATGTTAGATTTATATAATGAAGGCATAATACCACACATACAAATACACGATGAATTGGATATTTCAGTAGAATCAGAAGAACAAGCTAAAAAAATCATTGAGATTATGGAAAATGCTGTTACACTTGCAGTCCCAAATAAAGTTGATTATGAATCAGGTAATTCTTGGGGAGATATTTATGGATAAAATATGGCATACCTTAACGCTAACATACCACCAATTTATTGTAAGATTAGGACCGAGTATCTCTATGACTTGGACAGCACTAAAAGAGGCGAGCGTGAATGTGTTATCTTCGGTCTTAGCTCTATTTCAGGTCGTGCTATCTTATTTCACATTATGTTGCCAAATGGTGCCATCTATTATCGGTTGCCTATCTCAGCGTTTTTCCAAAAACGTTTTTCTAGAGAACAAGTGCCAGATATGCAAGTCGACGAATTACAATTGTGGAATTGTTTTAGTTATTGGCCTAACGTTCATATCTTTGATTGGTTGGCTGGTGTAGAAGGAAAATACCGTGGCAAAGATAAAAAATTTTATAAAGGAGAATATCTCTTTACTGTCGACTGGGCGCATCCTGAAACTAATATTCTCAATACCGAACATTCTGAAATTCCTCAAGAACATAAGTGTGCGCATATACTGGCTCTTGCTAACGGTAATTATGCAGCTCAGCCTAATAATCGCATTCTGTGGAATGTTAATAATTACACTACTGAGTCCGATTGGCCAGATTATAAGGTCCAAACTACTTACTGGGACGTTGAAGGTTCGGAATGGGTTACGGAAGATTCTGACAAAATGTTCTATGAAATAGAGAAAAAAGAGTAATTGATCCTATAAACAATAAGTATTAAATAGAGTTTATGAAAATAAACGATGAAACTAACGTGGCTTTGCCACTTAGAAACCTTTTATCTATTATAGGTGCCGTAGCAGTTGCCGCGTGGTTTGCCTTTGGGGTAATTGAAAGACTCAATAAACTAGAGACAAGGGACCAGCTATTTGAAAAAGATTTACTAGAGGCGAGCGTCCAGAAGCCTATTGACCAGGAGCAATTTATGCTTCTTGAATGGACATCAAAACAAATAGAAAAGCATCAAACGTTATTAGATGAAAATTTACATACCGGTGTAATGATCAAAATGATGGAAGAGGAAATAGAAAAATTAAAAAAAGATGTTGAAAAACTTAAAGACGCAACAAGAGATATTAAATTTAGTAATGGAAATGGAAACGGGCATTAATGCAGGAACCTTTCAGGAGTATGATTATACTTGTGAAGATTTCGAGTGTGAATGGAAACAAATAACTGAATATTGGAGGATGAAGTAATGGCTGATAGAGATAAAATAAATCAATACAAAAGTATTAAATACGCACAAGAATCTTCAGATTCAAAAAAAGAAATGAAGTTTTTTCAAATGCTTCGTAAGGAGGTAGAGATAGGTGCTAATGGTACATCTAAATATATGATTAAAAGGGGACCAAACAAAGGAAGATTTGTATGATAGAAACAGTAGTAGCATTATTATTTTTTATAAATGATAAATTAGTAGAACATAGAATTCAAGATTCATTATCTGAATGTTTAAAACATAAAAGATTATTAACTCGTAACATGAGTATGGCTAATAAAAGCGTTCAATGCATAGAAACTGATGCAGAAATAGATATAAATTTTGATGGCACTATAACCATTAAAAAATTAATTATGGAATAATGGAAACTTTAGGTATTGCTATTGTAATAATTGGAGTATTAGTATATTTTACCTTTAAATGAAATTAATTAAAAAAATCATAGCTAAAATCTTTGGCATTAAACAGTGTAAATGCAATGATTAACAGATGTTGGTGTAAAATATGTCGATTTATTGGCTATTGTAAATGCCCAGAAAAAACATTAAAGTTAAATCCGTTTGAACAAATTTTATAAAAATGAAACTTACAGCTAATATAAGCTTAGATGAGCTTATAAAGTCACAAGTTGCCGAGCGTAAAGGCATCAACAATAATCCATCACCAATGCAAATAGAAAATTTAAAAGCATTGGCAGTAAATATTTTACAACCCATACGTAGTCATTTCGACAGGCCTCTGATTATAAGTTCGGGATTTCGTTGTGCTCAGTTGTGCATAGAAATAGGATCAAAAATTACTAGCGAACATTGCGCAGACAATAAATCAGCAGCAGCTGACTTTGAGATCCCAGGAATAGATAATAAAGAATTAGCACAATGGATAAAAGATAACCTTATTTGGAATCAATTAATTCTTGAGTTCTACAAAGAGGGAGAACCCTCATCAGGGTGGGTCCATTGCAGTTATTCAACAGATCTAAATAAAAAGGAAAGTCTTGTTGCATACAGGGAGGATAATAAGGTACAATATAAACCATGGTAAAAGAAATTAAACTTGGTCATATTGAAACTGTATGTGGTGTTTGTCCAGAATGTGAAGAAGATACTGTTTTAATTGCAATCGTAACAGACTTTTATAGATGTACTAATTGTGGCTATGATGTAAAGCAATACGTCAATGGTTCAATTAAATATTTAAGATTAGATGGATCAGATAAAGAATGGCTAAAAAATCAGCAGTTGGACAAATAACTTTTTTTAAAGAAACTCCAAAGAAGCGTCCCAACAGGCACGCAAAATCTTTTAATAAAAGATTACCAAAAAGAAAAAAATCTAGAGGCCAGGGTTAAATAGATTCTTGTTCTTTACAAGAAAAGTTAACTAAGAGTTTATTTTTATTTACTTCCTCAACGCCTATTTCTCTTATAGCACCCATAGCATTAATAAAACCTGCAGTTGCACAATCATAATGGTCTTTATATCTGCCTACTTCAACAGGTTGTGTACATTGTTGCGCAATTACAGAACATATTTGTATAACTAATAAAAATTTCATAGTTGACTGGTTGAATAATTTAATATAACATCCCACATAGAATGCTAATAATAATGAAAGGATATATCAATGACTGATATAAGTAAATATAAAAATGTTTCTTTATCTAAAGAAACCTATAACAAGATTGATGCTATCAGACGCGTCATTGTGCCGCAGATGACAATAAGCAGATCTCAAACTATAACCTTATTAGTTAATGAAAAAGAAAAATCATTAAATGGTAGGTTAACTAAAACAAAAAAGAAAAGAAAGCGAGAGTAACATATGCCTAAATCACAAAGTAGATCAGGAATGAGTTATTATTCTAATCAAATTCACGTAATAGAAGCACATACAAATTTAGAACCAGAGCAAAAGCTATGGAGAGCTGTATTAAATCAAACTTTTGATGATGCTTTTAGTCCAATAACTGAATTAAAAACTAAAGACGTAAAAAAAGAAGCTTTAGATTATTTAAGAGATATGGAAACTAATACAAGTTTGTCTACTGTATGTGAATATGCTGGTTTTGATGTAGGTTATGTTAAAAGAAAAGTAAGAAAAAAAATTGCTGAACAATTGTTTGGTAGAAAGGAAACTAATGCCACATAAAAATATAATGGGTAAAGCTATATGTTCTGTTTGTAAAGGTAATGGATTTATTAGAGATAAGGAATCTAATACTGATATTAAAAAACAAACAATTAAACAATGTAGCGCTTGTAATAGTGAAGGTGAAATAGTTATTACTCATCAAAATTTACAAAATACTTTATGGGGAAGTAGCAGAAAATAATGAGCCAGATGAATTACATAATAGATAAGAAAGGTAAGAAATGGCTTATCGATGGTTACTACTTAGATAAAAAAGGTATGGCTTGGACCCTATTAGTTTGTGTAGATAATTGGAAAAAAAGTAAAAAAGTGAAAGGAATATTATGATTCGAGGAGATAGTGGTGAATACGATTTGTTAACTAAATGGGCTAACTTTGATTGTGAAGGAAATCATTCTTGTGAGATTGGAGTTAGAGAAGGTTTGGGTTCTAAAATCATTATGGATAATATTAAAAATAATTTTATACATATTGGTGTAGATCCTTATGGTAATTTAAACTATCAGCATTATGATACAAGTCCTTCGTATACCGCTGATTATACTAATGAAATGAGAGATACAATGTTAAATGATTTTAAATCTTATCGTAACGCAGGTAAATTTCATTTAGCTAATATGACGGATAAAGATTTTATGCAATCTTTCTTATATGCAGATAAAACTTTTGCTTTTGTGCATTTTGATGGACCGCATATGACTCGAGATGTATTGACCGAGGCAGTATGGTTTGCAAACAGATGTGCTCCTAATACTAGATTTGTGTTTGACGACCATAAAAAATTTTCTATGGATACAATTGCTTATGCTTTAACAGCTTTTAATTTTAAAACCGTAGAGATAGGTGAACATAAAATTCTTTTAGAAAGGAAAGTATAATGGCATTAGAAATAAGAGCATCAGACATAAGAGACCTGGAAGATTTTGCTATGGATATAGCATATAAACAAGATGCTGGTCATCACACTACCAACAAAAAAGAAGTCATAGTTTTAAATGATTTTAAAAAATACTGGATAAATGATTCTAAAGAAGGTATTGTAATTAAAATTTGTTATGGTGAAGATGACAGAGTTTTAACAATTAGATGTAATTGGAGTGATAGGCAGCGGAGTGAAGATGGCAGAGTTTCTAAAAAATCCAATAGCGAAACAAGTTCGAACACCAAAGTTTCGAACAAAAGTAATCAAGGATAAAAGAGAACGAAAGAAAAAAATAGAAGATGCTAAATATATTAAACGATTCTGGGACAACTACCCAATATAAAATTTGTACTCATTGCAAACAATCCTTTCCTAAAACAACAGAATTTTTTTATCCTTTTAAAAGTGAAACAACTACTCAATACTTTAGCTCCAACTGTATAAAATGTGAACGTGCAAGAGGAAAAAAATATAGAAAAGAAAATAGAGAAAAAATTAAACAAAAAGATTTGAGATACATTAATAATGAAAAAAATTTTATTCGAGAAACTTTTAAAAAATACTATAGACCTAGTTATCATATTCCTAAAACACAAGGAACCTATACACGTATACCCTGGGTACCAGAAATAACTATAGAAGGATTTTATGAAGAATTAATTTTACACATTGAATTAATGAAAGAAAAATTTCCAGATACCGATGGACGTATTTGTAGATATTGTGATAAACCCTGGACCTACATAAGAAGAGGTAAAGATGGAGCTAGAATTAACACTAATTTTTCTGTAGATCGTTTTGATACCAATATAACTTATAAAAAAGGCAACATTGTTTTTTGTTGTGGTAAATGTAATACTGCAAAAAATTCGTCTACTAAAGCGATGTGGATTCGTTTTTTAGAAATAGATAAGGAGTTAAATGAAACTAAATAGTTTATATCAATACCCAACATCAACAAGGTCCTTGATTCAAGGTCAAAGGCATTATGATGTAAGTGACCAGAAATTACCATCCGTGACTACTATCTTAGCAGCTACTCAGCCAGAGGAAAAAAGATTAGCTTTAGCTAATTGGAAGGCAAGAGTGGGCGCGGTAGAGGCAGATAAAATCAAGGATCAGGCAGCAGCGAGGGGGACTACAATGCACCATATTTTGGAATCATGGATCAAGGACCAGCAACACCTAGATTTAACTGAGACGGGCATTCTAGCGCACTCTATGGCCCAGCAAATCATAGAAAAAGGCCTTACTAAT